GCTTATAGGCTCGGTTTAACTGGGTTTCCGTGGCTCCTGCTGCCCTCAACTGCCCCGAGATATATGGCATATCATTCGGGGTAATTTCATAGTCTACAACGAGCCTCCACGCTCCATTGTCGATATCTATCCACTTGGCTATCATAGGTAGTCCTCCCAATCAATGACGATCCCCTTGTGGCAGATATCAGCAAACCAGCGATGGAAAGCGATACCCTCGTAGCCATCGGGGTCATCGATGTAGTCCTTGATGAACATGGCGAGGTGCTGCTCGTCCTCGATACTGCGACCCCAATAGTCAGCGATAGCCATTGAGTGTACATAGACCGCATCGTAGAGCCGGCTGTGCTCCAGCTCGATTCCGTTGCGTTTCAGAAGCTCGTTAAGATCTTCCTTTTCGATGGGTGTAATAGGCTTGTTGCCTGCGGCTCGCATCATCGAGACTGCATCCATGCACAGACCTTTGCAGAAGTGAGGCCCATAAGTGCCAAGATAGGCCCGCATCGCTGGAGCCATATAATCGTATTTCGTCAAATCGTTGCAGCTACACATAATCTCTCTGTTTTAAGAAAAGGGGCGGCAGTTTCCCACCGCCCCAATCGGTTGTTGCAAGTACCTTGAATTAGTAGCCGAAGCGACCCCTGCGGGTCTCCTCATCGGGCCACTCCTCTCTGCGCATCATGCGCTCGTCCTCGGGGTAGTTGTTGCGGTTGCTCATGTAGCGACCACGGCTATCCCTAGACTGGTTACGGTAGTCCATGCCGTTGCGCTCGCTCATGCCCTGCTTGAGCATATCGCAAGCGGTGTCCAGCATCTCTGTTGCGCTCTCCATAAGCTCTTTCGCCTTGTGGAGCATGTCCATAGCGTCCTCATTGGAACGCATCCTAATCATTCGATATCCCATAGTTGTTACTTGGTTTTAGCGGATTTCAGAGAAGATTGAAGATCGGACATCATCTCCATCATCCTATCGAACTTGTCGGTTATTCCGACAACCTGCTCCTTGAGCATGGCGATATCCTGCTTCTGCGCCTTCTCCTCTGCGTACTTCGGATTGAGCGTTTCCAGCATCTTCTCGCCTTCTTCAAGAACAGCCCTATGGTAGTCAACACGGCTCAAGGCTTGGCGGCTCTCAGCCATCATGCGGTCTACCTCCTGCAATGCCACCTCTTGAGAGGCGGCTACGAACTGCGCACCTTGATTATAGGTGTCGCTGCTCGCATCGGCAGTAAGGTTGCTCAATGGAATGATTTTCTCGCCGTCCTTGGCTGTGATGTCGACAACCTGCTTTAGATTGGTCCCCACACCAGCGGACTGGTTCTGCATGGGGAAATGGGGCTCAGTAAAGCCCGTTACCTCCGCAATCTGCAACTCTGGCTTTTCGCCACGATAGATGATATAGATGGCATTGCCACCTCTTAAACTCTTGAAATCCATAGCTCAACTGATTAGGTAGCGGGAGTAGTGGTGGGAGTGGTAGTGGGCTGCAAAGCACTGGCGATGCGGTCGACTACATAGTCGGCTACACCATTGGCCCAGATGGTGGGCACAGCGGTCATCGAGTTGTTAGGCAGCGTGATCGTAGCGGGCTGACAACGCTTGATAGCGTCTACCTCGCCACGGATGCCCTGCAACTGAATAGCCAGAGGATTCACCGCATTGGCAATCATCTGACCGATGATGTTGTTCTGCTGCTGCTGGCTCAACTCGCCTGCAAGCTGACCGTTCTTGGCACGCTCGGCATCCAGCTTGTCCTGCAAGGCTTGGGTCTGCATGGCACGAAGCTCTCCGAGGATAGCCTGCGTGTTCTGATTGGCACCCTGCTGCAAGATGTTGGTCTGCGTTGAGATAGCCTCACGCATATTGCAGCAGCACTGCTGGAGCTGGGTGATGATGGAAGCGTTGCCCGACTGCAGGGCATTGATGACCTGCGCAAAGTTCAGACCCTGCGCATTGGCAATCTGATTGATGCCCTGATTGAGGGATTGCACCGCACCATAGACCTGCGTGAAGTCCTGCCCCAGCATGGTGGAAAGCTGGTTGACCGCAGCGGTCATGCGGTCTCCGTTGTTGGTGACGGCTTGGATGACGAGGTCGCTCATCTGGCCATTGCCGCCACCGAACAGACCGCCGTTGCCGTTGTTGATGAGTGCTCCAATCAGAAAGCCAACGAGACCGGCACCGAGACCATTACCGCCAAGGAAACCGCCATTGTTGTTGTTGAGGAAAGGCAGAGCACCCACGGGGATGCCGTTCTGCCCATCGGGAATCAAAAAATTGGTTTCAGCCATAGTTAATTTGTCTACTGAGTTTAATTATTGATTGTTAATTAAAGCGATAGCATTAAGAAGCCAAACCACTTGCAGCAAGGAAGTGAGTAGAATCAACCTCCTTGAGCGAATACTGGCCGAAGTTCACAGCCTTCAGCGCAGCCGTAGCGTTCAAGCCAAGCGTGATTTCCCACATCGCACCATCGGCAGCGGTGTAGGTCTCCATGATGCTGACCGAAGCATCGGGGCAATAGAAGCCAGGTGCATTCTCTGCCTCCGGGATGAGCAGCACAGCGACACTCGACTTGATGTATTTGGTATGGTCGGGGTCGTTGGCATCGTTGCCAGAGCCGCCGATCTTCTCATACATGCAGTCGGGGAGGTAGCGATAGGCACCGCCTTCCTCAAGAGCCATGCGCACGTTCATCGTCAACTCGAATGTAGCAGCCTTGTACTTGGTGGCTTCGGCCTCACCGCCTTCGATGGTGGCCTCGGTCTTGTCGCCCTGTGTGCCAGTCAAGTTAGTGCTATCCTCAACAGGAGTGGACAGCAACTGCCAAGTGTTGGCAGCAGACGCTTCTGCGCTATTCATGGTAGAATACGATGAAAAGAGCGTTGTGCCGCTGGGAGCAATAAGGATTTTGGGTTTACCCCACGAAATAGTTGCCATAGTTATTCGTTCAGATTTTGATAGAAAAGTCTGTTGTTGATTACGTGCGATTTGATAGCCTCAACCTCGATGACCCTTTGGCTCTCTATGTCGAACCTAAAGCCATCGCCTACGGCACTCTCAAGCGCATCGTAGGCCAATCTGCAAAGCTCTCGGCATCTCGGTATATCCATTTCGTATTGCTGGGAGCCGTCACGGGTGATGACCTCATCCTTGACATAGATGTTCACGTTCACATAGAGCGTCTGGAGCTGGGCGCAATTATTCGCCAAGACGGATATCACGATATCCTCTTTGTCGGAATCCTTGGGCCTCATCGTCTTACTCAGAACACCCGAAACGGCTTGCTCAAGAGCAGACCCTTTCAGATGCTGGAAGATCTTATCCTTTACGTCAATGTCGCTTACCATCTTCAACTCTCGTTTGCGATACGGACGGCCATTGCCTTGAGCTGCTGCATTCGGGCTTGGGCTATCGTCCTCGTGCGTAATTCTGTTTGTGCTAACACATCTTTGGTCTCGATGCGCTCGACATATTCGGCATAGTCCATACCTGCGGTGACAATGAGAACGATTTTGCCTTTGGAATCTGTTTTCGCAACCAGCTCGTCAAGGTATTGGCTACCTTTCTCGACACCGCCCTGCGGGTCGGTCCCGACATTGGCCGATTGTGGATAGGCTTTCATCCAAGGCTTTCCATCTACGAGCACCGCATAGCCTATTGAACTGCGGAGGTTGCCAGTGTGGTCGATATAGACACCATTGATTCTCGCCATCGAGACCGCTTCTTCACCGATGCGGCTCATGTGTTCCGCAAAGAGTGCCAAGATTGTCTCCCGGCTCGCTTTCAGCTTGCCGATGACTTCGTCCAGCGGTGTGTCTATCGTGACTGGCATCTAAACGTAGATAATCGTTCGGCTCATCGTTGTTTCAACGGGCGCACCAAGCACTTCGAACTCCCCGAGATATAGACCCTCTCTCCAGACTTTTAGGAGCTCCACGCAAGGCGGAATAGCCTCTACGTGGATTTTGAGAGTAATGTGCGTGAATTGCCCATCGTTGTGGACACCCTTGTTATTCGTGACATACTGAATCAGACACTTTATCGGCTCGCTCCATTCGGTCTCCACCTTGACGGGGTCGCCATTGGCGTCGAACTGCGTATATGACTTATATGCCCATTGAATAACTCCGTTTGTCCTCATAGTCTACCACAGATGTGAGCCATCTTCAATCGTTGTCAGCTCATCGAGGAATTCAGAAGCATCGAGGCCCGCCTCGTTCGCCCAATACCTGATATTTGCTTTCAGTGTGTCGGGGTTGATGGAGGCACTTATGCCGTTGTCGGTCCTCGATGTCTCCACCCAGCCCTTTACGATCAGAATGGCGCACTTGGTCAGAGTGGTGTCATCGATGCTGCAATCATCTGCGCTGAAACCCTCCCGCCAGAGGATATCCTCGGCGGCATCGTTGTCGACATAGCAGGTGTTGCAGATGACCTTGCAACGTGTCTTCAATGCTTCTAAATTCGTCCTACTCATTACGATGGATTGGTGTCAAGAGTGTAGATGTTCTTGATTTCCGAGATAACGGGCAGGGAGAGCGATTCTGCTTCGGTGTACTCACCATGGCGGGTGCCTTTGGTCTTGCCGATGTAGAACTGCGAGATGCGGATGCGGCCATACATCGAGTAGGTCACATCGGGCTCGGGCTTGAGCTCACTATCGGTGAGTGAGTTCTTGACGGTGCCCAGCTTGCCAGCAGGAATGAAGACGATGTTGTCGGTGTTCCAGGGGGTGATGGTGTCGAACTTGTTGCCAGCCTTCTTGACGCGAATCTTTCTACGGATTTTGCGGAAGGTGGGCATCTCGTTCTGCTCCATCCACTGGTTAATCTGGGCCATGCTCAAGAAGCTTGAGCTGCGGTCAGAGCCGAAAATCATCTGCTTCATCTTCTTGCTGCGGCACAAGAAATTCATCTTGGCGGGCGAGAGCAGGATGTACTCGAGTGAGGTGACATCATCTGCGGCAGCAAGCACGTCTTGGATGTCCTCGAACGGGTCAACGGTCTCGATGTTGGCCTCAGTCCAAGCGGTGTCGGCCGTTGCGATGTTGGCAGCGGGCATACCATAGTCGATGGTGCCACGCACACCGCCCTCGGGGTTGTTGTTCGCATCGAAAGTGAACACACCCTTGTTGGACAACGCACCGAGGAAAATCATATCATGGCGGGCCTCCACACCATTGACTGCGGTCTGTGTGTTGCCCCACATGATGTTGATAAGCTCGTTCTTGACAGCATCATCGCTGATGAGGCGGGAATCACGCAGCTGCATGACACGGCGGAAGTCTTGGATGGTCAGAGGCACACCCACGGCATGGTGGATGACACGCTCCTTGAAGGTCTCCAAGCCTTCGGTGCCGATCAGCGGGGTCTCCGAGTTTTCACCGATGGACGATGCTGCGATGGTGATGTTCTGCTTGCCCAGCAACTCCTCGAAGTCCAAGCCCGTCATGGGAGTGTCCCAATCGAGGTAGTCACGATAGATTACTGAATCGAACAATCGCTTGTTGAGTACGGATGCCGCATCGATGCGGGCCTGTACGTTTCTGGTCAGTTCACCAAACAGTGAGCTTCCGGTAAATTCAGTTGCCATAGTTTTTACTGCTTAATGAAGATGATGTTGGGATTGAACTTCAAGCAAGGACCGCCATTCAGCAGCCAATCACTCGGGAACGGAGTGATGACATCTGCGAGGACGATCGCCTCATAGCCGCAGTCGAGCGTTGCAAGCTGCGACTGCTGAATCTCGAGGTCGGCCGAGAGCATCATGTTCGGGGTACGACCTGAGTAGGTGGTAGTCGATTCTACCGTAGTACCGATGCCCTCTTGGACGAATGCGCCAGCGGTAGCACCAGTGAGTGCACCGCTCAAAGTCAGCACATCGTAGTCAGCGTTGCTGCGGTCAATGGCCGAAATGGTGCGGGCGAGGTTTGCGTTACCAGCGACCATGATGGTGTCACCGACAACGAAATTGTTGTCTTTGGAGACACGGGGCGCAGAGGTGGTACCGCCAGTGATGACCTTGCCGACCTTGACAATGTAACCGCTCATCGTGTCGAAATCAACCGCCACGAATGCGCCACGCTTGATGAACGTGCCAACGGGGAACGTGGTCTGCGCCAAGCTAAAGCCGCCAGGCAGCACCTTAGGCTCTCGCCAGAAAGGTGTCATGCGGCCGCTAAACTCGGAGCGTTCAAAGGTTACTGACATAATCTTCTGTTTTTAGTGAAACAAGTTAGTTGTCGGGAAGTTTCTCTGCCCACGACTTGGCATCTTCCTTAACTTCCTCCTCGCTGGAAGACATGATTGTGGGGCTCTCCTTGCCGGGAAGACCCAAATCAACAAGGCTCTGCTTGTACTCGGTCAGAGCCTCTGTGACATCCTCATCGTCACCGATGCTGATGCGCTTCAACAGATTCTCTGCGATACCCAGCTCTTTCGCCTTGGCGGAAATCTCGGCTTTGCGCTGTGCCGTTTTCTCCTTCTGCTCATACTCGGTGATCTTCTTGGAGAGCTGGTCGTTCTGCTCTCGCATCTCCTTCATGAACTTCTTGAGGTATTCGGGCACGTCATCGCCTCCCTTTCCTCCGCCGTTTCCGTCACCATCAGTCCCATCCGATTGTGAGCCGTCGCCACCCTCGTTGTCCCTGCTGTTACGGGTTCTGTCTTGCAGTTTACGGGTGACCTCTGCCTGCATAGCTTTGGCAAAGGGGACCAGCGTTCCTGCAATCTTCTCGATGTCCTCATCAGTGGACTCATCAGTAATGCTCTCGCTGCCGATCGTAGCCAGCTCCTCGATAGCCTTATTGTTCAATCCGAAGTCTTTGCACTTCGTCTTGAGAAATTCTAAAAGTTTCGTATTCATGTGAGTTGATTTTGATTAGAGACACCGCAAAGTTAGTAGTTCCATCGAAGATTTGCTCACACCTTTCAGAGATATTTTCTCTTAAAAAAAGTTAAATATCGAAGCATTACGCAAATTTTTCTCGATTTTTCTTGTACATATTGCAGATATGCTATAATTCTGCATCGACAACAATAATAACAACGCTCTCACGAGCACTAAAACGCAACTGATATGTTACAACAAGAATTTGAAACCCGAGTTAAGATGAGCGTCAGCATTGACGAGTACAAGAACATCATCGAGCCTATGTACATGGCAGCAGATGTCGACAAGGATGAGTTTTGTCGCCTCTGGGTCAAGATGAATCACAAGCGAGTGGAGACCGCTATCAAGGAGCGCAAGGAGGCCGAGAAGGAGATGCGTCTGAAAGACCGCCTTTTCAACATCTACACCGCAATCGCCCGCAGGTGCGAGAAGCTGCATCAGCCGATGCACATGGTCAAGGCTGAGGACGTATTGAACAGCCGCGAGAAAGGCTTGCTCTCAAGCGTTGGTATCGAGTGGACCACCAAGTGGATTGAGAACCCCTACACCATCCTCGGCGGCTACCTCAGAGAGCAGCAAGCTGATGATATCCGCTACGAGCTTTCTCAGAAATACGGATTTGCATACTAAAAGGAAATAGGGGCGGCTAACCACCGCCCCACCAATTATCAATCATAAAATCAGTACAACTATGAACGCAACAGAATTTCAGAAGATGAATGCAGACTTCGCCCGCATCATCAGTGAGGAGAACGAGAAAATCCGCAACCGCATGGACCGCCCCCGCAGCGGTCGCTCGGTTGTAGTCAGCAAGGACTTCGTCTATGCTATCGGCAGCAACGGCAACTATGCCACCTGCGAGGTCATTGGAGCCCTTGACAGAGCCGCACGCATTCCAGACGATCGTGCTATCGAGCTGTGCAAAGAATTCCACGCAGAGAACGGTTACGGCCCGATTGAGTGGCAACGCATGGGTGTCAAGGAGTACCTCCGCAGGCTTCTGGAGCAGAACGAGAGAACATTGGCATACCTCAATGGAGAGGCGAAACTTTAACCATCTAAATCAGCAGAATTATGGCAACTTTCAAGACCAAGGCTGACTACTACCAGCCGACTAAGTATTTCGAACCGACCCAGCCGAACCCTACCGAGAAGATCGGTCACGGCACAAAGGGTGATTGTGTAATCAGGGCTTTCGCCCTCGCTGCCGGCATCACCTGGCTTGAGGCATTCGATGCCCTCTGTGAGCACGCACGCAAAACCTACTCAGTTCCCAACTGCCACACGAACTACATACCTCTGTTCAAGGAGCTGGGGTATCAGCGTATCGCTTGCAAGGCGGTCAAGGGAAAGAGCCGCATGACCGCAGAGGAGTTCTGCAAGAAGCACCGCAAGGGTCGCTATATGCTCCGCATCTCCAACCATCTGGCCGCAGTTGTCGATGGCAAGGTGCGTGATTCGTGGAACCCAGCTAACAAGTGCGTGTATTCCTACTTCGTGGTATCAGAAGAATAAACCGACAGAGCTATGAATATAATGATCGTCAACACCAATAGCGGTGAGTGTGGCAAGATGTTATTTACGGAGCGCACCGACATCGATGCTTCCATCGTCAAGGACTACCTCGAGTGGTGCGGCACCGCAGCTGAGCACGATGTCTATGAGGTCAAGGACGAGGAACTGCAGTACTACTGCTACGAAGCGTGGTACCCCATCGATTCAGTTCTGAACATGATGAAGGAGATGGCGGAGCGTCAGCGCACCATCAGAACGAGAGATAAATAAAAACCGATTCCAAGCGTTTCCAGCGACTTTAATCAGAAAGATAGAGTGGCTATCGCTCCCGAAGAGAAAGTCGCTGGAACGCAAAATATCAATCAATTAACACCAAAACAAAACAATTATGGCAACACTAATCAAAACTGACGGCACACATACAAGTGTCGAGCCGAAGAACGGCAAGGATTTCAAGCTTGAAGAATTGTGGGACCTCATTGGCGGCTACGTTAAAGTGGTACGCATCAATCCCCGAGAAATCCTCATCGTGGATGAGGACGGGCTGAACAAGCAGCTCCCGATTAACAAGGAAGCCTCGTATCTCTATGGCGACCTGATTGTAGGACCGGCACTCAAATGCCTTAACACGCAGGTGAAATGAGGAAGATCTATCACGTTGAGCTGCTCGCCACTGGCAAGCACTACTACTTCGGCTCCAAGCGAGCCATCTGCAATACGTTCCCGCCCGAGGTGCTGGGGGTTAGCTACAAGTACCTTACCACCATCAACTTGGCGAAGAACGAGTACCGAGGCAAGAAATCAATCATCAGAATGGGGACGCTGGTAACCACCGGCTCCGTTGAGAAAGGAGGACTATATGACTAAGCAAGATATTGAAAAAATGGCTACAGAGTATTGCAAGAATTTCTGTACTCCAAGCCCTACAACGCAGCAGTATGATGTACTTGACCTTGACGAAGCATTTTGTCAAGGCGGAGAGCAGGTGCGTGACGCTATGATAGAAGAAATTATGCTTCGGTTGAGAGCGTTTAACGCAGGTACAGGGCTCAATGATTATACCCTTATCCATACGACTAAAGAATATCACGATGGGATTAGAGTTGTCAAACTGATGTTTAACGAAAAGTTCTTCGAGGAACTTGAAAAGCGACTGAAAGGAGGTGCATCATGAACCGCATCGATAACATCATAACCCAGCATAGGGCAGAGAAAATCATGAATGATGTAGCCGAACATTTCAGCACATCAGTCTCTCTGATTCTCTCGCCCCTGCGTTGCAGGCAGCTTGCAGACGCAAGATGTGTCATCAGCTATATCCTCTATGAGCTTGAAGGATGCACCTTT